ACTCAATATTTGAACTTCGTTAACATATAGTATTCTATGAGGATCATCTTTAATAGAATAATCTATACCTTCCCCAATCTCAGTTTTAATTCTCATTAAAATTTCACAACCAGCTTCAAGTGGGAGATATTCATATAAAGAACCTGATGTTTCTTCATCACCTTCTTTAGAAACTGCATCTCCAGTACTAACAATACTAATAACTCCTGTTATCTGTGGTGATAATACATTTTCATAAAAATATATGTTCACAATTCTTGCTCCACCAGCAAAAGGCCCATCTATAAGATCTACCTCTCTCTCACCATTAGAGGATCTAATCTTGAATACTTCGTATTTTGAGGATTGTACTGCCATTAATCTAACACCAAATTATTTTGAGCAACTACTGGGTCTGGTCTTTCTTCACTACCACCAGATCCACCGCCACCGCCACCACCAGTGGTTGCAATGACTTCTACAGGAACAATAACAGTGTTGAGATTATTTCCATCCTTATTTATTTTCAAATCACCAGTAACTTTATGAACTTTGTTTAATATGTTATTAACATTAGCATCTATAACTTGCTCTACCTTATCATCTTCTTTTGTTACATCCTCTTTCTTTTCACCATCAGCTCCAGTCTTTGCAATTTTCTCAGGATCCATTGCAATTAAGTTTTCTAATGGATTTTCTACCTGTTGTTCTTGTGCATCTGCAGGATCATCAGTGGTAGCTGTTGCATCCACCAATGCTTCATCTTCACCTTGTTGTTTATCCGCAGTCTGACCTAAACCTTCACCACCTTTCTCATACTTATCCACTTCAGAGAAATTTATAGGAGTACTATCTTCCTCACCTTCCTTAGGTTCTTCCCCACCTCCATCTTCTTCTTCTTTAGGTTCTTCTATTTTATCAATTTCACCTTCAAGTTCAGTCTTTACAGTTTCTAATTGAGCTGCACCAGTTTCTGCCTCACTAGGTTTCCAAAGTTGAGAAACCCAACCACCAAATTTCATTATGGCTTTTGCAATCGAACTTATAACTTTCCATACAACCTTTACGAATGGTGCTATTTTATCATATGCAGATGTTAAGAAAGAAATAATCTGTGGTAATTTTTTAACAACAAATCCCATCAAAAGATATCCAAAGAAATTCATTACCCTATCTTTGATACTCATTACCATTCCACCAACATTACCAAGCACACTTGCTACAGGGCCTTTATTACCTCCCTTTTCTTCAATTTTTTTCTCAGCAGCCGCTCTTTCTGCCTGTAATCTTTGCTTACGGACAAGAATTTTCTTACTATCAGCTAACTTTCCAAGTTCCTTAGTCTTGTCGGTTAGTACACTCCTAATATTAATAGCAGTAATCTTTAGTTTTTTTACTTCTTGTTTCTGTCCCATTTATACATATATCCCCAATTTTTCTCTAGTTTGAAGAATATAGAAGTTACTCTCATCCTCTGCACCAATAATAGGTACAGTATCAGCTTCACCACCCAAGGAATCACTCTGCGATGCCTGTGCCTGTTGAGCAATTGTTATAGGATCCATAATTGTAGTCTGAGCCTCCGCATTAGGATCTGTAAGATCTCCTTTCCTATCAACCTTATTTGAAAAATCAAGTTTTTGTTCCTTACCTGCTATCTCTCCTGCTACGGATTCATAATCACCCATAGCATCTTTCAAATTCTTTTCATCCTTACTCAACTTATTATCTCTCACCATCATACCAGCATCAATAGCAAGTGAAAGACCAGTTCCAACACCAGGAATCATAGACGCAGCACCAGAAGCCATTTCACCTAAAGCACCTTTCCAATCGGGTGGTTTAGACATCAATCTACCTACAGCAAATGCAGCACCTAAACCTAATCCAACAATAGGGATCTTTTTAAGGAGTGACTTACCTCCTGCTTTACCTAAATTTTTAAGTAAACTTTTTCCACCACTCTTCAGTAATTTACCACCACTCTTTAATAGAGTCTTTCCACCTTTTATTAAATTCTTTCCACCTTTTATTATATTTTTTCCCAGTTTAAATAAACCTTTTGCACCTGGTATATTCTTAGCAAAATTCTTAATTGCAGATATACCATTTTTAATTAATGCTTTAGCATTTTTAAGCATCTTCGGAAGAGTTCTTTTTAAAAAGACTCTAGCCAGTCGTCTAGCCCTATTCAATCCTTTAAAGACACTATTAACAAATTTAACAAATCCTCTAATTTTCTTGTAAATTTTAAATACAAGAACTCCACCAACAATAGCTCCTAATCCAATTAATATCTTCTTACCATGATTTTCTAAGAATTTAAAGAACTTTGTAATTACTTCATTATTATTAGCTAACCATGTTATTGCTTTATCTGCAATGAATCCACCTGCTATGGCCATGAAGAAATTCATAACCTTATCAAGTATATTCTTTGCTGGTGCAGTTACTGTATCAAATGCCTTACCTACTGTAGCACCGATTTTCTTAACAGCTTCTATTCCTGCTTCTGCACCCGTTCTTTTCTTTCTATCTGCTGTCCCTCTTAAAGTTGCTATTGCATCTTTTTCTTGTGTAAGTCTATTTGCAAAATCTCTACTTAATGCATTACCAATATCTTGAAGTATTAAAGATACCTCTGCTATATCATCAGTAGGTTCATTATCTTTTCTTAATTTAAGTATATTCTTAATACTAGTAATTTTTGTCTCATTAGCAGCAACTCTTTGTCTCAATTCATCATCAACAGTATCAGGTACAAGTTTACTTGGATCTATTTTAGGCCCTTTACCTGGTAATCTACCTCCTGTAATAGGACTCACATACGTTGGATTTTTTGCATTTATCGCTGCATTTACCTCTTCAAGTGTCTGTAACTTCTTTGGTCTTCCTCTTCTTTTTGGAGCAGCACCTTTTGCACCAAGAGAAGTCACTTTTGATGCCTTTATTTTAGGTTTAGGTTTTGCTACTTTAGCCACGTCGTTGTTGTGCTTTTAGGTTTTCTTCTTCAATGTATTGCTGGAGAAGTGAAACATAAATCTCCCTTTCCCAAGGAATCATGTTTTCCAACTCTGTTAAGCTATATTTATGGTGTTGCATCAGGGCAAAATTAGTCCGATAGTAATTCTCTAGACTCTCATGAGCTAGAGCTAAGCGAAAAAACTTGCTAGACCCTCCAGCATTACCGAACTTTTTACTTTAGTCTTAGGATTCGTAATCTCAACTTTATGTTGAAGTTTAGGCATTGTATCAAAGAATTTTTCAATATCCTTAAACTGTTTGGAATTCATAGACTCAACAAAATCTTTCAATTCTTTTTTAGTACAGTCAGAAGCATCCCAAGATTCTTCTGCAGTGTATACTTGATCAATACATTGCATAATAATTTCAAGAGATTGATCCACTTGAGGTTTACTAGTATCCAGTTCAAAATTAGTCTCAATAAATTGAGTCATAGATGGATAACCCATCTTAACTGATAAATCATCATCTAATTTAATAATATCAGTATGGTCTGGATTCTTTTCAACTTTAATAGCATCAATGTCGATTTCCATTTGAATCTGTGTAACTCCATCATCAGGACAGGTTACATTAACCTCAACAGTTTCACCAACAGATTTCGCACGAACATTTAAAAATAGATACTCAATATCAAAAGTTGCCATTTTATCAACTTTGATACCTTTTGTTTGAACACACTGTCCTATAACTGTTTTAATTGCTTCAGAAATCTGCTTTTGATTTTCAGACTCTAAAGCCATAATCAAAATCTTTTCTTCTCTAACTAAGAATGGTCTATATTTAACTTTTCTTCCACTAGAAGGCAATACCAATTCATAGACGGGGGTATTAATTTTTGGTAAGGGCATAATAAATCAAATCATTATATATTATATATACGGGTTTTATAAACTTTTTATTTCATTATATATCTATCATATGCAAACTGAACATTTACTTTTACAAGGTCAGCTCCACCATATTGAACGGGTATTGAAGTCATTGACTTTGGAAAAGCATTTATATATTCATAAGTAATACTTTTCTTTGGATCTAAATTCTTTTCAAATTTTGTAATTGTTAATGCAGCAGATTTGTATCCTATCTTAGTATCTCTGTTCATAGGATAGTTTAATCTTCTATAATAGTTTGCATCATCAGTACGGGTGATACCTCTAAAATTATCATCACCTGCAACATAATCCATCCATCCTTCAAAAAATTTAAGAACATTATAATCTTGATCAACGTAAAATGAGAAATCACTATCAACATATATTCTTGTATGTGCAAACTGTTGATTGATTCCGTGATAATTATCTTTAACTTCTGATGTAGCAAATGAGCTGGTAGGTAATGTGGCTTCAGCACACATTATACCAACTTTATTACCAGTCGCATAATCATTAGGTAGATCATAATATTGTTGAAGATATCTCTTCAAGTCAAATGATATACCTGCAATATGTACCTGATATTGATTATTCAAAGATACCTTACCAAGATCTAATCTGGTAAGAGTACTCATTTTATATTTTGAAATAAGTCCTGCCACTCTAAATATAGTTATATTATTATATTTCTATTTAGTGTCTTACAAAGGAAGATATCAACCAAGTAACCCATTGAAGTACAAAGGTAACTTTCGAAACATAATTTACCGTTCTCTGTGGGAACGTAAATTCATGGTTTACTGTGATAAAAACGAAAACATTTTGGAGTGGGGAAGTGAAGAAATATTCCTCCCATACAGATCTCCAGTTGATAATAGGATTCATAGATACTTTCCAGATTTCTATATCAAGGTTAAAGAATCAACGGGTCATGTTAAAAAATATTTAATTGAAGTGAAACCAAAGAAACAATGCGTAGAACCTAAACCTCAAAAAAAGAAAACAAAAGGGTATATCTACGAAGTTTATGAATATGCTAGAAATCAAGCAAAATGGAAAGCAGCAAGAGAGTATTGTGCTGACCGAATGTGGGAATTTAAAGTATTAACAGAAGACGAATTAGGTATCAAGTAATGGCTGATAGACAATTTAGTTGGCAAAAAGAAAACCCTATTGCTAATCCAGCTAAATATGCTGAGATTATGGCCGATATTGATGCGAGAAACCCAACCAAACCTGGCCAATATACGGGTTTACCTGTTCCTGCAGATCAAAAAGAAGACAGACCTACTGATGCTAAATTAAATAGATTGCGTAAAGTTATTGATAATATGACTGGTACTGAAAGTGCAGATGATTTGATGTTAGAAGTAATGAATGCATTACGTGAAAGTGGTAAAGTACCAACAGCAGGAAATTATTATACCTTTGTATATAACCCTAAGACACCTAATATCCAATATGATCAAAACCCTTTAGTTGCAGTATCAAATGTGTTTAGTTGGGGGTTCAAAGGACTTAACTTTCACTGGGGTCAAATGAGACAATATACATGGGATGAGATCGCTGGTGGACTATATTTGGTCACTGCTGAGGAACTTCCAGACGCACAAGAGATACCTTTTCAGAATATCCGTATAAATAGATAATAAAACTGCAATTGTTATGGCAGAAGAGACAAAAACAGAAAATAAACTTAGTGATACT